CTATCTTTTCCCGCGCAAGGGAAAAGATAGGGCCGCCGGAGGCATGGGGCAGCTGCAAATTTGCTACGACCTCTCAGTCTCGGCTGCGCCGAGCCAGCTCCCCTGGGAGGGGAGCCTTGGGTAGAAAATCGCCCCCGCGCGGCGCGCGGGGGCTTCTTTTTACTGTTTCAGTTTGGTTTTATCCGCAAAATACTCTTTCGTGAGCTTCGCCACGACGCCGGAGAGGGCGAAGAGGGCGATGAAGTTCGGGATGGCCATGAGGCCGTTGAAGGTATCGGCGATGTCCCACACTACGTCGAGCGAGGCGACCGCGCCGACGACAACGATGATGATGAACAGGACCTGATAGCCCTTCGCGACCTTGAGACCGAACAGATACTGCACGCAGCGGCTGCCGTAGAGCGACCAGCCGAGGACCGTGGTGAATGCGAAGAGCGTCAGCGCCAGCGCGACGAACACAGAGGCGAACTTGACGCCGAACATGGTGGCGAACGCGCTCGTGATGAGCTCGGAGCCGACCTTCTGGCCGAAGGTGATGTCGACGCCGCTGCAGATGATGGTCATGGCCGTCAGCGTGCAGATGACGATGGTGTCGGCGAAGACCTCAAAGATGCCGTACAGGCCCTGCTGGACGGGGCCCTTGGTATCGGCCGCCGCGTGCGCGATGGCCGCGGAGCCGAGGCCCGCCTCATTGGAGAAGGCGCTTCTGCGCAGGCCCCAGACAATGGTCTGCTTGAGTGCGATGCCGCTGGCCGCGCCGCCGAGGGCCTTGGGCGTGAAGGCTGTGCGGAAGATCTTGGCGAAGGCCGGGCCGATGTTGCCGGCGTGGCCGAAGATGACGACGAAGGCGAAGATGATATAGAGAATGCTCATGACCGGGACGAGCTTCTCGGCCACCGCGCCGATACGCTTGATGCCGCCGAAGAGGATCACGCCGATCAGGCCCGCGATCACAAGGCCGAAAATGAAGTTCAGCAGCTTCCGCTCCCCTTCTGCCGCGGGGATGAAGGCGTCGATGGCGTCGTTGAGCGAGCCGACGATGGAGTTGACCTGCGACATGTTGCCGATGCCGAAGGAGGCGATGGCCGCGAACACGCAGAACAGCACGCCGACCCACTGCCAGTGCTTGCCGAGGCCATTCTTGACGTAGTACATCGGGCCGCCGACCCAGTCTCCCTTGGCGTCACGTTCCCGGTACTTGATGGAGAGCGTGACCTCGGAATACTTGATGATCATGCCGAGCAGCGCCGCGAGCCACAGCCAGAACACTGCGCCGTAGCCGCCGAGGGCAATGGCCTGCGAGGTGCCGACGATGTTGCCGGTGCCGACCGTCGCGGCCAGCGCCGTGGTAACGGCCTGCAGCGGGGTGACGGCGCCCGCGCCGGCCTCCTGCTTCTGGAACATCTTGCCGACCGTGTTCTTCATCGCGTAGCCAAAGCGCGTGAACTGGATCCCACGGTTGCGGATCGTCAGGTACAAACCGCCGACGATCGTACATGGCAGGAAAATATACAGCCAGGCGACGGTATTCAATGTACCGGTAAAGAAATTGATGATAGCTTCCATATGTTCTCCTTTCCGGACGCCCCGCGTCCATCCTTTTCTTTCTCCTGAAGAAAAAACTTCCCGATTATGATACCATAAACTTACTTTCAATTCAATTTAAATCGCTACATCGAAATATAGAATTTTCTCGCGGACATTTGTGCATATTATAGAGACATTTACAAAAACCGGCTCCCCCGCGAAAAAAAGATTGACGCGGCCGGGAAAACGTGCTATATTATTTAGGCAATCGGGATGCTAGTGTGGCTCAGTCGGTAGAGCAGCTGATTCGTAATAATACCTCCGATTTTACGCCAGAGAATAACCCAGACAACCCTTGATTTTCAAGGCTTGTCTCTTTTTTTACCCTCTTTTTTGAATGGCTGATTTCACTACACCATATAGAAAATAAAGTAATCAGGTTTTGAATGGTTGATTATTAGGGTTGATTTCCTCCGTAGAGTATTGTAATATAATGTATGGAGGTTGAGACGCAAATGAAAAGGAAAATTCAGGAAAGAAACACCTACGTTACCTTAGAGCAATCCTTTAATGAGTTTATCCAGCAGAAAGAAGCTAATGGGTTATCCCCTGCCACGCTCCGCAATTACAAGTTATCCTATCACATCTTCTTTGACTACAATGAGTTTGATAGCGAAACTCCAATTACTGAAATTAACCAAAATCTCATTAATAAATGGATTAATCATATGCGGAAGGAAGAAATTTCCCCTTCTAGCATTAACCACTATTTGCGTGATTTCCGCACCTTCGTTAATTTCTGCATCAAGCGTGAATACATTGATGTTCCAATAGAGATTAAAGAAGTTAAGCAGCAAGAAGAACTTCCTAAATTCTATAGTGATGAAGATATTGAAAAGCTATTAAGGAAGCCTGAAAACAATGACACCTTCGCTAAATGGCGTATGTGGGGTATCGTTAATTTTGTTCTTGCTACTGGTGCCAGAGCTGCAACCATCCGCAACATTAAGTTAGACGATATTGATTTTAATAATGGTGTGGTTAACCTTAGTAATCATACCAAGAACCGTGAAGCCTTAAATATCCCTCTTTCCTCTACCTTGGAAAATGCTCTTAGAGAATATACACGCAAATGGCACATTTCAGATTATTTGTTCCCTAATGTTGGAGACGAACAATTAACTGACGGAGCATTAAGAAGTGCCTATGTTCGCTATTGCCAAGATAGAGACGTAGAACAAACTAATATACATGGCTTGCGGCATTCCTTCGCACGTGCTTGGATTATTAACGGCGGCAATCAGTTTAAGCTACAGCGTATTATGGGACATAAAAATCTGTCTATGACTAACCGCTACGTTAAGCTGTTCGCACAAGACTTAAAAACAGATTATGAAAGTTATTCCGCACTTGATGTTATTAAGAAGAAGTCTAAAAGAACCAGTCAGTTCAAAAAGGGGAGGTAATAATACCTCCCCTTCTTTTTATTTATGTTCTAAATGTTCTATTTCTTCTTTAATAACTTTAATGCTGCTTTCCGCTTTATACATTCTGTCGATTAAGTTATTGTGTTTATTCACCTTTTGCTCCAACTAATCAACGCGATATAAGATTAAGGCAGTAGTTTTCTTATTAACAAAATAAACGCTTGCCAAAGTTCCTATTAAGCCTATCGCCGCCACAATAATTGTTTCCATTTTTATTCTCCTTTTGGATTATTCAGTAAATTCTATAAACTCCTCTAACTCCATTAAATCCATAGCAGACATATTGACATTCTCTTTCAAACTTACTTTTACCTTTTGGAAGTCAGCAAGTTCTACTTCTGTTTGAAGAAGTGCTTCAAGTTCTTTATCTTGATTATCTGCCAGTTTAGATATTCTTTCGCGGTTATCATCAAAATAACCTAAATGCTCATTCATAATCTTAATAAGCTTATATGTTTCATAAGCTGTTTTCAATGATAAATCCTATGAAGCCATTTTTCTTAATGCCGCTACAGAATTTACAATTCTACCTAATGTAATTTTCATAATTATAATCTCCTTGAATTTCATTATGCGTGTGTTGCTTTCCTGCCATTTATAGCAAGTTCGCCAGAACCATAGCAAGTAAGTTTCACTGTGTTATATCCGCTCTTTAGCCATAAAGCATAAGCATATACATTGTCCCAATAATAAGAAGATGAACCTAAATCATAAGTACCATTTCTAGAAGGTGTGATTGTTGTATAGCTACCAGAGCTACTAGACCCGCCTATTGTTGTCGTGCCAACTTTTATAGTGCTTGAGCTACCAGCTGTAATGTAGCACGTTGAAGATAAATAAATCTTTGAAATATAAGCATATCCCCAATAATTAGAAGAACCGCCTAATGAATATGATGAAGTTAAAGGTTTTAATATTGTGCCTGAAAGTGTGACAGTGTTTGTTCCATCTTTAAGTTCCTTAACGCCTGCCGTTGAAGTGCCTGTTGTGATTTTAACACCATTAACAAGGAAATTCTTACTGGCATCCATACTTATATAGCCTCCGCCGCCACCAAGATATATTTTATCTATATATGCTTCTTTAAATCCCTAACTACTGCTAATTCCAAGTTTCCAAGTGCCATCAGTAGAGATTTGTTTGTTTGCTACATTAATCGTCATAACTGAACTACCAACAGAACTAAAGTATATCGAACCTGTTCTAAACCATACATAGTCAACATTTTTCACGGAACTATCGCCGCCAATATACATATAACTACCCGCACTTGTAATAATCATTTTATTATCCGCATTATATACATTTCTTACTTTTAATGACGTTAAATCAACTCTATCTGCGGAAATAGTGCCTGTTGTAATTCTACTGCCGTCAATCGTAGTAGTGCCACCACTCTTTAAAGAATTGATTGTGACATAGCCTGATAAATCAATCTTTTCTGCGGTTAAGGTTGCCATTCTATCGGTAATGGTAAAGTTGCTTGAACTTGTGCCACTCTTGATAACCCAATCAATCTTACTTGCCGTTTGAGATACAGAAGAAATATTTCCTTCTGCGGTTGTTATTCTTGTGCTAAAACTATCTGCTGTCTGTTTGGCTTCACTGGCTGTTGTAGCCGCACCATTGGCTGTATTTTCAACGGCGGTAATTTTAGTGCTAAAGCTATTTGCGGTTTGCTGTGCTTCACTGGCAGCGGTTTTAGCACCATTGGCTGTTTCCTCTACACTTTCAACCTTTGTTGTAATACTGTTTACATTTTGCTCTATGGTGCTTTGCTTTGTCTTTAAGGTTTCTACTTCGCCATCAAGATTATTGAGTGTTGTTTGAACACTGCTAACCGTAGAAGTTAAACCGTTTGCCGTTTGCTTTACTTCACTTACATCTGTTGTAATTGTCGCTATTTGTTCTTTAATATTTCCTTGTTCATCGGTAATAGTTTTTATTGAACCTTTTACTTCTGTAAGTGTCGATTTCGTTTCATCAACGGTTCTAATCAATTCATTTGTCTTATTGTTTAACGCCGTAATCGCACTATTCACTTCTGTCTTTTGGGTATCCCTGCGTTTGTTTCCGATACATTCAAAATCACAACCAGAAGATTTAATAGACTTCTTCATTACATAACAAGTCTTACCATTAACTGTGATAATATCGCCGCAATTAATACCAAAGTCTTTATAAGTGCTAAATTTCATCGGCGTGTACTTAATTGTCTTTAATTCTCCCAAGAGTTGAGAAGCAATAGTTGTAATAGTTGATTGCTTTTCACTTGTAAAGAATAGCGGGTTTTCAGTAACGATATAGGCGTTTGTGCCTGTTCCTGCCACATAACCTATATCATCAAATGTGCTTTGTATCTACACTTTGTCTATTGGTTCAATCTCATAATCAAACATTGTAAGTTTAATATACTTACTGTTATCTATTACTACGGTTGTGCTTGTGTAAGCCTTATAGGTAATATTGTTTGTTTGTGATAAATCGGCAATGAAGTTCACATTAAGGATTTGTGCGATATATTGTAAAATTTGCCGATAAGTAATATTGCTTGTCATAAAGTTATTGTAGACTGTATAGCTTGCTCTATTAAGGCTTGCTATTGAAGAAATACTTAATCCTACTTTATTTCCCATACTATTTATCATTCTTGTTAAAGTAATAGGATAAGAAAGAGTAGATACCCAAGCATCGGCTACTTCATCCAATAGTGAAATACAATCATAGGCGGTTAAGGTTGCCTTATTACCTCTCTTTGAAATATCTTTGATATAGTATGTGCCTTTGTAAGCATAATCGGCTTCACCGCTCATCTAGCAATACCAATCAAACGCCTAATCAATATAAGTTTCGGCTTCGCCATTCGCATTATCTATAGTGAATTTAATTGAAGCAGAAGCAACAACGCCATACACAAAATCATTTTCATTATTGATTTCCTATTGGAATGTGACACCACCATATCAGTTAGCATCCAATAGAGTAAGATTAAGGGTGTTGCTAATTAATTTGTTTTTCAAGCCGTTTCACCGCCTATTTCTTCTGCTTTGAAACTAACACCACTCCACAAGCCATTAAGCAGAACGCCATTAAACAAGGTGCTGTTTGTGCTTTTGGTATGTGCCTATATCGTCTTTTCTCCTGCTATCGGGTCATAATAGGTTAGATTATAGGTTTTACCAGCAACGGCGTTTAAAACGGCTGCTACAACCTCCTGCGTTGTTGTTGGAAGTGTAATAGTAATTGTTCTTTTTCTATTATATACATAGTTGTAATGATAAACACCATCATCTGTCATGCCGCTATCATCGGCTTCTAATCCCGCAATGCTTACTTTACAACTTTTTACGTCATATTCAGTATTACCAATTTTAATTTTACCTTTTGTTAGTGCCATTGTCGCACCTCCTTGAAATAAGAGGGGTAATAAATACCCCTCCTGTTATACTAATAATGGTTTGCCTGTTCTACGTCTATATTCATTATTGCCTCTTGCGGCGGCATTAGCAATCACATCATCACCAATAGACAAAGAAGTGTCTTTATCTTCGATTGCCTGAATTAATTGCTGTGTTGTCTGAATAAGCGTAGAAATAATATCAGAATTGCCGTTTCTAAAGGCGGTTTCCAATTTGTTTTGGCTATCAATTTCTAATCCAGTAGCATCAGTTAATGTAGGCGTAATTGAAGCACGCAATCTTACATTGCTTAACCCCATATCACTTTCTACTTTTGGAACTTCAAGATTAGGATTAAAGGCAGCTTCAACAGCCGTTCCCATATCTTTAACTGCATCAGTAGCATATTTGATGTTATCGGTAATGCCTTTACCTAAACCCATTGCTAAGTATTTACCATCTTCGGCGGTTAATTTTGAAGGTGAAGCAATACCAAAGAAACCCTTGATAGCACTCATTACATCATCTACCCAACCGCTGATTTTATCTTTAAGCCATCCTGCGGCGTCTTTAATGCCTTGCCACAAACCTTTAACCAGATTTAAACCTGCTTCTGCCATATTTTCAAAGCCATCATTGATTGCTCCCAATATAGAACTAAGGATTTCAGCAACAGCTTTTAATATCTCAATTAAAATTTTAGGTAAGTTTTCAACCAAAGCGACAAATAGCTTTACACCACATTCAATAATTTCTGGTAAATGCTCTAAGATTGCTTGAACAATGCCATTAATCAAGTCTGGAAGTGCTTTTGCTATTCCGGCAATAATATCCCCGATATTTTGAATTAAAGCAATAAATAACTATATACCACATTCAATAATTTTCGGAAGTAGTGTTAGTATTCCGTCTATAATACCATCAATCAGTTCTGGAAGTGCTTCACTAATTGCTTCAATAATATCAGGCAATGCTTCTATTAATGCTGTCATTAATTGAATATAAGCATCAATTAGCATTGGAATTGCTTCAATGATGAAGTTAATAATTCCCTCTATTAGTTGCGGTAATGCTTCGATTATTTGCGGAAGTGCCTAAATCAATGCTTCATTGAATGATAACACAAGTGTTAAGAACGCCTGTAAAAACTGCGGTAAATTATCTATGATTGCTTGAACCATTGTAATTAACCCATCAACAATAGATTGTGTAATTGTTGGAAGGTTCTATGCCACCACTTCAATTATCTAATTGAAACAAGACACTACTGCTTCTATTAGTGTTGGCAAGTTCTCTGTTATACCTTCAATAATTTGATTTAATCCTTCAAGAATCGCTTCAATGATTGTTGGAAGATTTTCAGCCAATGCTTCAATCAACTACATTAAAATATCGACTGCGGCATCAATTAATGTAGGCAACAGTTCAGGCAGAACCGCAATAATACTATCTACAATACTCATTACAGCGTTTATGAACTCTGGAAGGATTGTATTTAATAGGTTCGGCAACGCTTCTACAATTACTGGTGCTAAACCGCTTATCAGTTTGCCGACACCTTTTAAAGCAATCTCTATTCTTGGTAAAATGTTTTCTCCAAAAGTAGAAACACTCTCAACAAGATTATTAATCAATGTATCAAAGTCTGCGTTTTCATCGGCAATGCCAACAAGCATATTCTGCCACGCTGCTTTCATTGCTGCGGCACTACCTTGAATAGTTGTGCTTGCTTCTTTGGCTGTCGTGCCTGTTATGTCTAATTCCTCTTGGATAACGTGAATAGCTGAATATACGTCATTAAGATTAGAAATGTCATAGTGAATACCACTTAATTTTTCAGCATCTTCAAGCAGACGCTTCATTTCTTCTTTCGTGCCGCCATAGCCTAATTTTAGGTTATCCAACATTGTATAATTTTGTTTTGCGAAACCCTGATAGGCGTTTTGTATGCTTTCCATAGATGTTCCCATCTTATTAGCATTATCAGCCATATCAGTTATAGCCATATCTGCTATTCGTGCTGCTTCTTCTGTATCGCCGCCAACGCTCTATAACAAACTTGCGGAGAACCCTGTGACTGTTTCCATATAATCATTAGCCGATAATCCAGCAGTCTAAAAGGCGTTAGCCGCATATTCCTAAACAATTCCCGCACTATCTTTAAATAGCGTTTCTACACCGCCTACAAGTTGTTCATAGTCGGCATAACTTTCAACGGCTGATTTCGTTATAGCGGCTGCGGCGGTTGCTCCTGCGGCTACGGCAGCGGCACTAAATTTACCTACGGCTGAAACCGCAGAACTCATAGCATTTTTTAAACCGGAAGTTTCGCCTGTTATCTTTACTACCAATTCTTCTAATGTCATTGGCTGTTAAACCTCCTTCTGATTATGCTTTTCCGCATAATCAAGCATCTATTCTTTATAATATATCCAACTATTATCTATTGTATCTTTTGGAAGTTCTTCTTCAAATACATCTGGATATAATTCCTATAAAGTAGGCGGTTGTTTTCCGTTATTCGCTCTATTCGTAAAGATTGAAGTTAATAGTGCTATCTAATAATTATCGTGTAATCTTTCTTTCATATTCTACTCTTGGTTTTCTCTATATGTGTTGATTAAATCAACAATTTCGCCATATGTATAATTCCAAAAGTCAAAGATGTTAATATCGCATTTAAGTGCCGCTTCGTATAATGTATTAAATAGTTCCATAAAAGTTAAAGGCGAAGTAGAATTACTTACTTCGCCTGTTGAGCGTTTTTTGAGTTATCAATCTCTTTGAAGAAACCGCTTACTTTGTAAATTTCAACAATAATAGGAATAAGTTCAATCAAAGTATTACCTTCATCGACAAATTCATCATAAATAGCATAAGTATCATCAAGTGAAATATTATGCTCTAATGCTTGCAGGCTTGCGTGAAGTATCATAATAATATCTTCTACTTTTGGAAGTTCATTAGACTTCTGAATTTCAGTAAAAACATTAAGTGGGTTCTAACCCATTTTGCGTTCCAAGTCTACACAAGCCTTTGCCGTTAAACGGCATTTATATTCTTTATCACCAACATTAAGAACAGTATATAACATAATTATAATCTCCTTTATAATAAAAAATAGGGGATGTTTTAAACATCCCCTTTAAATTCAAGATGGATTAGTGACTTCGATTTCACTATTAAGAGCGATGTTTGCCGTAAAGGTAAGAGCAGCGTTCACAGAAGCAGCATCTAAAGAACAGCTAACTTCGCCAGTAAATCCAAAAGTAGTGTTATCAGGGAATGTAATCTTAAAGTGATTAATGCCAGTCAAACCTTTTAACACACGGTAATTAGAAGTTTCAGTGCTATTATCGTAAAGGAACTTAAACGCCAAATCACCATAATCAACTAAACCATTAATATATTTCTTATTCGCGTCTGCAAGGCAAGTCACATCAACTTTTTCAGGAGTGCCGCCAAGAGAAGGAATTTCCTATAAGTTGCTAACTTCGGTATAAGCAGTGCCATTAGTACTATATTCAAACTTAATACCCTTTGAAAGTAATCCTTGTGCCATATTCAAAAATCTCCTTTATTATATTTTTTCATAACCCATTGCTTCATATCTCATAATGATTTCTAATTGAGATATTCCAACAGACAACTCATTAATAGAAGTTCTCTTGAACCCCTACTTTCTCATTACATCATCAATCGCAACGGCTTTAGGCATCAATGCAGCAAGACTATTACCCCATAATTTAATATTGTATGATAATCGGCTATAAAACAAATTATCTCCTTCGGATTCTGCTGCATTGTTATTTTCAATAAATGTAATACAAGGAGTTTCAGTAGAACTATCTACAAATAATTCATAATAGACAGGTAAGCCAACTTTTTCTAACTCTTGTTTTAAGGTTGGTTTATAATCAATCATAAATTTTGAACTCCCTTCTTCAATTCTTCTCTAAACAACTGGATAATCTCTTTGCGGTTTTCATCTAATGCCGGATTTAAAAATGGCTGCGGCTTCTAGCCTACTGTGCTATGCCAATGTCCTTCGGCATCTTGATAGCTCCATTTATCTTGCCTGCCTGTTCCTTCACTTGAAAAAATGCCTGTGCCTATTTCAACATAAGGTGCGTATTCAGTGTTAGTGCCTACAACGGCTTCTGTTCCCTCTACTTCGTGTGTAATAGAGTTTCTCAACTAACCCTTATCAACAGGACACTTCTATTTAGCATCGTTTTCAACTAAGATACAAGCCTTATTAAGAACTTCATCTAAATTGATATTATCCAGCTTTTCTAATTTCTTTAATAATTTATCTAAGTTTTCTATCTAAGCCATTATTACACCTTCTTCATAAGAATCTAGTGTAATCTTCCAGAAGGAATAACATAAAGCACATTGTAAGTAACACCATCTATAACAATCTGGTTTTCATCTGTAATTGAAGCATCTTTTGTTAAGCCGATATTCGTTACTTCATTATAGCGAATATCACTAACATTAGATTGTGAATATACCTTTACATACATTTCAACTGTTCTATTGGTGCTTCCTAATGTGCGTTTCTAGCCGTAGGCATCAGTTCCAGTAGTGAAGGAAATTACTGAAACTGATTTTAATTCGCGGTTGAACGTCATAGGATAATTAACTTCCTTTTGGCTTTCAACGCACGAACAATGGGAGCAGGGTAATCTTCGGTATAGTTGAAACTAACACCGCTATATCCTTCACTACCTAACCCCTCTGTGCCAAGGCGATTATAATTATATACAACAATCTTAACGATTGTGGTATTAAGTTCATCAACGCAATCTAAATGCGTATATGCCATTACTTCTTCTATGGCTTGTTCGATAAGAAAAGTTAGCAAATCATTTTTGGAGTTATCTGTAATCCCTAATAATAGTTTTACTTTCTCTAACATATTTGCTAACCTCCTATTGGTTTAATTACGCCTTTGCTTCTGTAATGCTGGCAATCTTGGTAGCATCAGCAAGAGCGACAAGGTAAGTGGCACGAAGATAAACGCTGTTCTTACGGGTATCAGGGTTTCTATCTGGTTCAACTTCAACGTCTTTCTTAACAAATAGTTTAACAGCTTCCTTAGTCATAACAAAAGCCTTATCGGTTAAAGCCTTGGTAGCGATAACAGGAATACCGCAGATAGTGCCAACCTAGCCATTATAGATAACCTGTCCCATCATAGCAGACTTGTAATCTTCATCCTTGCGTAAAGCAGCTTTCCACTTGTTAGGGATAAGAATGAATAGCTGGCTTTCATCTTCAAGGTTAAGAGTGCTGATAGCATCAACGATAGTATCATAGTTGAGTGCTCCACCCTTTGCGAAGGTAACGCCAAGAGTAACGTCAGAGCCAGTAATAGCAGAAATGAAATCAGAAGTCATTTTGTTCGTCATAACCTGAACGGCACCCTTCATCATACCATCAACGATATATGGGTCTTTCATAGCTTCTTCATCAGTGTAATCATAAGCCTGTTGGCAGAGTTTAACAGTGTAATCCTTGCCAGTGTAAGAAATGCTACCACGTTTAGCGGCAGTATTGCCAACGCCGTTAGCTAATTCTTCTGCTTCACCAGTGTAGGTGTAAGTATTAACGGTTTTCTTCATACCAGCACTTTCAGCTAGTTCATTATCAATCGTCATTAAAGAACGAGTATTAAGAGCAGTAGTAAGTAAATCCTTAGCTACGCTTTCTACAACAAAATTATTATATACTGTGTTTGCCATTGTAATAATCTCCTTTATTATTTAAATAGTTGTGCGAATAATTCAGGATTGTTATTAAGCAAGTTCTATCTTTCAATGATACTCATTTTCTTAGCCTGCTCCTTCGTGATTGCTTCATCAGGCGGCAGGTTCTTCTTTGGTGCGGAACTACCTAAACGCTTTTCAACCTCTCTCTTTACACTATCTTTAAATGCCTTTTCCAAAAGGCGAATGTTAGAGTTCATCGTTTCAGCATCTTCCGCAATTACAAAATCAACTAAACTTAATGATAATCCCTTATCTGCTAGTATCTGACTAGCGGTATTTTTATTTTCTGCTAGAGCAAGTGCCTTTTCTTTTTCAGCTATTGCCTTTTCACGCTGCTCTAACTCATATTGAAATTTTTCAGATTCATTCATCTACGCAAGTTTTTGTGCTTCCTTAATCTTGGCTTCATTGTTTTTTGCCTGTTTCTTTAATGCCGAAGTAATACGTCTATCTACTTCTGATTGAAGCATCTTGTCAACTTCTTCTTGCGTATAAGTCTTTGTTTCAGTTCCAGTAGTAGAAGTATCAGTAGTAGTATCTACGCCTGTGTTCTGATTGTTTAAATTTCCATCCATAATAATTAACCTCCTAAGTTATTGCGGTTGCCGCAATCCCTTTTCATAAATTATATAAATTAAGTTTGGCTTTTCAGCCACCCTTCACATAGATATAAAAAACAGAACAGAGTATTTTAACTACTCTGTCCTGTCTTTGAAAAATTTTTATTCTTCTTTTGGTTGCTTATTTTGCTTATCTTGAATCGCCAGCATAACTAAGTATCTACCCATTGACAAGCCTAGGCTTTCTGCCTTTTCTTGTATCATTCGCTTTTCTTCTTCTGTAAGCCGAATTTGAAATACCGCAGTCTTTGTAGCCATTACACAACCTCTTTACTATCCAGATAGCAACTATCAGGACACAAATCTATTTTGTTATCCCATACAACATTACTATCTATATTGGGGTTTTTATCCCAAGCTACACAGCCGCAATCATCAATATAGACACGCTTAAATACTTCCATTGGCTTTAAGCAAGCAAACACACCGTCAAGCGGTTTAACGTCATACAAGCGTTTTTCGCCGTTGTTATACTCCAATAGCAAAGTATAATCATCATTCGCTTTTACGCTTACAAGACGTTTCCTGCCGTTCTTAAAGTATTCTGCTACTCTTGGTTCTAACATTACTATACCCCCTTTAAGCATAGCAAGATTGAACCGTTTATTTCAACGGTTCAATCGGGAACAAATCTTGCTTCTGTTCGGCTAACTGCCAGTTCTCTAACAGTTCTTCTTGGTGAAGTGCTGTCCAGCCTAATAACATCTTTAACTGCTTGTTCGGTAAGCTGCCTTCAAGCACTTCAATGTCATTAATTGAAATAGCAACTTCATCAGAACCATACTTTGCGTGAAAATGCGGCGGTTGGTGTTCTCGCCAGTTCATATAGATTTTGATACCACGGAAAATACAGATTGTAGGCATATAAGCAACCTCCTTAATTACAATCCTATTATAGCAAATTGTAATTACAGTGTCAATACCTTATTGAAGTTTTTCTTCTAATTTATTGATTCCAGCACGCCATTCCTGCCGTTGTGCCTTTACTTCGGCATATTCTTCATCAGTAAGCAAACCTTCACTATATTTAATTGCTTTATAATCAGTTTGAGTAAGTTTCTGCTTTAATTCAAAGATTTGTCTATTTATCTTTGCTGTTTCATCTACTTTAATTTCCTCTACTGTTGGTGTTCTGCGTTTAATGGTAAATTTACCATCTACAACAGCATAATAAGAATACTTGTCAGGCAACGGCTACTTACGCTCCTGCTCTGTTATCTCAATATATGGTTGTGTATCTTTGCCAAAGGAGATAACTTTTCCTGTTTCTTGATTGTAATTAACTTTAATCATTTTATTACCTCCTATTAAGTCTTATATGCAATAAAATTAAGATTACTGTAATTAGTTAAATTTATATAAATACCATCATACTAAATACAAGGAGAAGAAGTATTATAGTCAAAATAGAAGGCCTAGCCTTGATAGCCACTACCTAAATTACTCTCTCCAAAATTGAAATAACCCATTTGGTTATTCCCATTACTATCTTGAACAGAGATAACCATTTCCTTGACATTATATAAATCACTAGCATACTAATTGTTTGTATATTGCCAATCACTTCCGCCACTAACTGTAATATAATTCTACCAGTTATCAGCGGTTATTAATTGTGTCTCTGCCATACTATAACTCGGCTATGAAGAGTTAGGAGTTGTAAATGTAGTATCGGTAAATGTAATATAATAGTGTTCAATCCTATCATTATCAATCCAATAATACCAGAAATTAGTGCCACTTTTCTCCGTCTTAAAAACTACACAGTTATTAACTATAACAATATACTTATCAGGATTAGCTACCCAATCAACCACCCAATCCGGTGCTCGTCCTGTTATCAATGTTTTAGTTACTGCGGGTTTGCCAATCATACTTAAATTACCCTAACTATCAACTGTTGTCGTTGTTCCATCTGGTTTTACAACACCAAGAGAAGAAGCAGTGGCAGTAGCGGCATATAACTGCTTGACTTTATTATTATTTTGTTTAATTGTAATTCCATCAAAAGCAACCGTTCCTAAATTAGTCGTAGTGGCTTCTTTTATATCTAAATCGCCTACGGTATTTGTATATAACCCAGTGTTGGATGATGGTAACTAAACTACACCCGGATAGTTAACAGTAGCCTTGGGAATATACGCTGTTGTCAATACATCTTCGTTATATATTAAAGGCGTGCCAATTTTATTAATCTATTCGTTCTTAATCGGTTCAGGTCGCACCTTAATACCACCCAAAGTATTCATATCTGCAACAGGCAATGTATAACTACTACCATCGCCGCCAGAACCGCCAGAAGGAGTAAATACAACCTCTGTATCATCCTTCTTTGTAAGAGTTAATGTATTGCCATTTACAGAAGCATCCTTAATATATGCGTCTAGTTCTGTGCTGCCTGAACCGCCTTTAGCACTTATTACTCCATCGGCAATAGTAATTGTATTACCATCTACTTTAACGCCGCCAAGAGTAGAAGTAGAAGCAGTAGGAAGTGTGTAAGGTGCGGGAATATCGGTTTTCTTTGCGTATTCAATTAATGATTGATGTTCGGTTAAATATCCTGCGTCATTGGTAAACGCAGAAACTTTAGTTGGCACTGTTGGAATATCAATTTCGGCAATCTTATCATCAACATAAGTTTCTGTTGCTAATCCAGTAGTAGAAGGAATAGTAGGCTTATCAATTAAGTCATTATAAGAACCAGTCTTTGCTACCTGTGCCAAGTCTGCGGTTTTCGCATATCCTTCTAAACTCTAATGTTCAGTCAAATAACCTTTATCATTTTCCAATTCACTAACCTTTGTTGGGACTTCTGGAATGACGATAGCAGCCACTTTTTCATTTACATATGCTTCACTGGCTAACCCCTCTACACTTGGAATAGTAGGCTTATTAGATAAGTCGTTATAATCGCCGCTTGTAGCCACATTTGCGAAGTTAGGTTTATTCTATATCTTACTCCAATCTACACTATCCGCTGTGCCGCCGCCTGTTGCCGAAAGAACGCCGTCTGTAATAGATAAGCCACTACCTACTTTCACACCACCTAACGCCGTAGCAGACGCAACAGGCAGTTCATAAGCGGCAGGAATGCTAGGTTTATCCTTTAAATCATTGTAGCTTCCAGAAGTAGCAACAGAAGATAAGTCTGCACTCTTGGTATAATCTGATAAGTCAACCTTTGCGGCTGCGTTATTCTCTATCTATTGGATTTCGGCTTGTGTAAAGTAATCTACACCCTTTACAGGCGTTTTACCATTAATGCCGTTTGTGCCATCTTTACCATTCGTGCCGTTTATACCATCAATACCGTTTCTACCATCAGCACCTTTAAGGCTGGCTAACCACTCTGTTTCAGAACCTTCAAAACCTTCATCAAGTGCAATCTGGTAAGCACTCTTCCCATCTTCACCTTTAGTTCCAGCTTCTACTTTCTCTAATACTTTGTCGCTGATTTCCTTTACATCATCAGGCGTTAAGTAATCAACACCCTTAATAGGTGTATCTCCTTTTTCGCCTTTGTAATAGTCAACGCCTAATCCCAATTCGCCATTGATTGTTTCTTGCTCTTGGAGAACACCATATAAATCAATCATTGTGTTACCTCCTATTCAATTTCAAAGTAAGAGATAGGAATTATAGTATAGATATTACCGCCAAAAGTAGTAAGCTAAATATCATACACATATGTTCCAGCAGTAAGAGATTTAGTATCTGTTGGAACTATATTTATAACTCCATTTTCGGCGGTTTTAGTAAATGCTATATCGCTGTCTGCGGTTTTTCTTACGGTTAATGTAATAGTATCATCGTCAAACAACTGTCTTATCTAACCATTTGCTTCTATGATATTCACTTTAAAAGAAGCATTATCTCCTTTTGTAAGTAATATCTTATTTGTTTTCTTATTTATCTAAAACATTACATTACCTCCTTTATTTAATTACGCCTAAAACAGCACAACGGCAATTAGAATGAAGCGGCGGGTAATTAACTCCTGCTTCTGCTTCTGATAATTTAAAACGCTTGCCGTTCATTTTGCTACAGATAGGACAAGTTCTTTCATCGTGTGCAGATAGGATTTCATATTCATCTAATCCAGCTTCTTCATATTTGTTCATTGCCGCCTTATTCTATACATAGCTTAATTCTGTTCGTGCTATTCTATCGGCTTTTCTATAACCTACATTGAATGTTTCCATCAATGTCTTTACCAATTCATCTTTGCTTACACCACGGCTTACACAGTCAACTAAGCCTTTTTCTAGTGCCACTTGTAATTGTGCTTTATTCTACCATCTGCGGCTACTCCAGTGTTTGCCGTCTGCACACCATATGCTGTTAATTACTTCTTTTGCTGCCTTTTGGTTGAACTCTCCGCTAAACCCTATAGACTTTCCAACAGAGGAAGAAGTAATAGCATACATATCAAGCAGCTTCTATTTTGTAATTACTATTTCCTCACCACCAAGCTCTTTAAGCTGTTTATTAAGGCTTTTCATCAGGCTAAAATAGCGGTTATACTTGTATAAATCACTTGCTAATAAGGTATCGTTTCCAGAAGCAATAATAATTTCATCATATAGCTATTCAATATCACGGCTGACTGCTTTTAGTGCCTGTTGGTATTGCTTTTTTAATTCTGCTTCATATTCTGCTAATGTCTTATCGTATAGTAAATCACGCTGTTCTAATTGCCGTTTTTGCCAGTAATTCATTCAGCATCATCCTATTCATTAGTAGAAGCATTATTAAATCCATACATATCCATATTCATTTCTTTTTGCTATTGGATAAGTTCATATTCTGCGTCAACATCTTTGATAAATGGAAGTAAAGATAAAAGTGTTTTGTCGCTTACAATTCCTCTTAATTGATTGATAACTTGTGCGGTATCTGTGATATTTTGTGGTAAATTTCTAGTAAATACAATCTATACATCACGCCAAGTATTATCACCATTTGTAAGTCTAAGAACAGCACATATAAGTTCAATACGCTTCTACAGTGCCTTCGTCATATTAGCTGCAATATTAGAAGCAACGTTTTCAAAACCAATCAGCTTATACTTAATAGCAATGCCTGACTAACTCATTAATGTTTCATCTGTAAAATCAGGTGAATTAGAAATCTTATGAATTGTATCATTGATATTCTTTAACATATTTTCAATCTATGTATCGCTTACACTCTTGGTTAAATAGCTGGCTTCTGCATCTGTATCCATCAGCAGCACACGATTTTGTTTCATAGCAACTAAATCATCAGCATCAGCCTAACAGCCTTTAAGCACTAAATAAGCATCACAGAAGGATTCAAAATCATCAACTTCACTTGATAACAGCTTGTTATAAGCATCTTGTAATGTCATTACCTTATCAAAAATGCTTTCTTCATCAGTATTCAAGCTAAACACTGTAATTGGAACTTGATTATATATATTAGGCTTTTCTTCCAATAGAGAAAGAGTAGCAAAGGCATTGCTGCTTTTGTATTTGCGGATGAAGTCATTACCATATACTTCAATATAATATTCATCCTAATCATTATTAACTGTATCTGCTACATAATAACGAATTACATAAAGCAAATCATTATTCAAATCATTAGAATAGATAGGAATACATTCACGGCTATCTAAAACCTTAAATCTTTGAATAGCATCTTCATCTACATAGTTAATTTCAAATGCTCTACCAAATATTAAAGCATTGCGTAAATATTCATTATCTTCTGTTCTAACGTCATTGTAGTTTAATACATCTTGGATAGCATCAAAATCATTAGGTGAACTATATGTAATATCAATACCTGTCAAATATCCTAAATAATTCTATACAATGTTGAAACAATAATTAGTAACAATGCGGTTGCACGGCTTACCAACATCTGTAGCTATTTTATTCATAATTTCTTGATTGCCTTTGTAATACTTCCAATACTTATTTAGCTTTGGCTTTTCTTTAAGTTCAAATTGCTAAATAGTATCAGCTATATAACGTTCTGTTAAATCTGCTTGTTTATCTATTATAAACAATTAAATTACCTCCTTCATAATCCAAGTAAAGCCTTATCAAATGACTTTAGCTTGCTTTTGGTATATATATCACTATAAGCATAGCCTAAACCGTCAATAGCGTGTGAAAATTCATGTGTAGTATCTTCGGTTAGCTACTCTGTTTTCTTATCCAATAGATAAGAGAAATTTTCAAGTTCTGTTATCAGGTTTTGACAGGCGGGGCTTATAATAATCTCTTGGTTTTGTAAGAAGCTAATACGTGCCTTTACACTATTCTAACCTTTAATACAAGGAACAGCGTTAAAACCTTGTCTGCGGAAGAAGTCTATGCTACGCGGTTCTGCGGAATCCATAAAGATTTTAACCTTATGTAAATCCATCTGATTCATTGCCGCCGCCACTTCATCAAGCTAACAACCACGCTTGTAGAACTCATTAAATACATAAATGCGTTTGTTCTCTGCATCATATAGACTATCAATTACTGTTGTCGGGTCTACATAGCCAAAATCCGCACCTGCTCTATGTTCCAATCCAGAAGCAACCAATGTAAGAACATCAAATTCTTCAACACGCCAATTATGGAATACAAGATTATCAACGTTAATTCCCCAATCGCCATCACAATAAATACGAGCCTTTGCCGGATTGCGTACATACAGTTCTTCTAGTGTAGAAACATATTCTTTACTTAAAAATCGGTTATCTTTGTAAGTAGTCTATGAGAAATAGAATGACTGCG